CGAGCTTGGGCGCAACGTGCTTTATGGGATAACATCTGTGAATGGGCAGGGGGTAAAAAACTTATAGACTTACTTTGCCCACCCGAAGTAGTACGAAGAAAAAACAATTCTGACTTTTTTCTTGACCTAATTAATGGCTCTAGGATAAAGATTGATGGCACAGACAACCTAAACTTTGTTGGGCAAGGGGGTTCAGGGTATGTCTTATCAGAGTTCTCATTACACAAAGAGGAAGTATCAGGATTTCTTGCCCCTATATTAACAGAAGGTAACGCCTTTGTAATATTCAATGGTACGTTACGAGGAAAATCAAATCACCTATGGAGATTATATGAAAATAATAAAGAAAATTCTAAATGGTTTACGCAATGGTATCAGTTGGCTGATACAAAAACTGCGTATTGGGTTGGAGAAGGTATGGATATTAATTCAGAGCTTGTTGGTAAAATTAGTCCTTATGATGGAAAACCTTATAAAAACATTCAAGAAGATGTTGACTCGGGGATAATATCCTACGCAATGGCTCGTCAGGAATACTTGAACGAAGCTGTATCCCAAGTTGAAAACTCTTACTATGGATATGAACTAGAAATTTTAAAAAACGAAGATAGATATGGAAATTTCGATATTACAAATAGCCATGTATACACTTTTTGGGATTTGGGTACTAGCGATTCTACAGCTATAGTATTTGCACAAATTATAGATAACAAACCAATAATAATTGATTATCACGAATCTAGTGGTAAGAAGATTGAAGACTATGCGATAGTAATAAACAGCAAGAACTACAAGTATGGTGGGCACTTTGCACCACACGACGTATCTAAAAAAATGTTGTTTGGTGATTTAGTTACTAGAGCTAAAGAAGTAGGAATAGATTTTAGACGTGTACCAAAAACCAACTCTGTGTTACAGGATATAGAAATATGTAGACGTATGTTGCGTAATGTTTATATCCATGAAAGATGTGAAGACTTATTAGAACATTTAGAATCTTATAGAGAAGGTAATAGTGGTAGACCTGTACACGATAATCATTCTCATGGTGCAGATGCATTTAGAACTATGGTTATGGGTATGCACTTAAAAATTGTTCATCAATATTTAGGTTACAAAAATGTAATAAATTTACCAAATTTTGTTGGAAACGCAGAATCATATACAGATTGGGACTCACAAATAGAAGATAAAAAACCATTATGGCAAACTTTTCATAAAAAATAACTTGACAATATTACAAAAAAGTATATAAAAAATCAAAAAGGTACAATTATGGCTACATATAATGATATGTTACAGGCAAACAATCCTACTTTACAAGCATATTCAGATGCTGCAAGAACCACAGGACTTCAAGGTAATATAAGACGTGCAGAACGTAGAGCAAGAGGAAGAACAGCTTTACTAACAAGAGGTC